CTTCCTCAGCTTCTATTTCCTCAATTGGCTGTGGTTTAGGGTCTTTTGCGAGTTCAGGTTCGAGGGTGTTGCTTTCCTCATTCGCAGAGAGGTCTTGTTCTTCGATCCGTGATTTTTTCTTTGATTCCTTTTTCTTCACTCCCCAAAGTCTAGGACTGACTGTGCCATAACCAAAGTCAATCTTTTGGACAGAACCAGCACCATAACGATCGTAGTACATGTCAAACATCCTCGATACTTTTCCACATCGGGTCAAATCAATGTACTCAGTTCCGTTTACAGTGTACCAAATAAGTCTGGCATCATTTGGAAATGTTTTATCATTCGCAGCATCGAGAGTAGTTTTTTCAAGTAAAATTTGACAACCATAATCAGATGGATTGAAGTTTAAATTCATATCTTGATTAGGTAACTCCTCTTGTTCTATTTTTGTTGGGGCATCTTCCAATTGATTTGTCATTAAGAACGACCTCCCCATGTAATATCAGGATATGCCTTTTCGACATTAGCCTTTGTTAATTTATATTTAGTTGTAAGAAGTTTATCCTTGACCAATACTAGTAACTCTGCTTCCTTAGGATGTAGTCCTCGTAACAGATTAATGAACATCATCTCTCTACGGGTCTTTGTGAGAGTATCATTACCACCCCTCACATAGTGATAGAGATTCTGCCACTCTTTACGAAGCGATGTTTTGTTGCGTCCATCCAAGTCCTGTCCTGTTGCAGACTCTCCACCAGACATCTCTCTAGAAATATTATCAGAAAGAGATCCTTGATATACAGTTTGCTCCTGAGGATCACCATAAGGAACTTCACCCTCAGGAATCATAGAGATGACACTCTCATCAAAGTTCCAAATCAGAACTGCCTTTACAGAATCATCTTCATACTGCTTCAGAGTTTCTACTTTCTTAGCAGCAGTTCTTTGAGCAGACACCGCTTCAAGAATCTCAAATACAAACGGATTGTTTGGAAGAGTAATCTTGACCGGTGCCTTAACCGTTCTTGGTTTCTTTGTTGTTACTTTCTTAGTTGTTGTCTTCTTCGTCGAATTCGTCATAGCTATTTTCAAATCGTACTGCTAAAATTTCGTCTGGTAATACATTTCCATTTTCATCAAACATTTCTGGATGTGTATATACGGGTTGAGTCTGATAGACATGCTCCTTTGCTAACCATCCTACCATACCTCCAACAAAAAAGAACATTATCGATACCAATGTTCCTATAGTGAGTGTTACTGCCAACATCCTCTTGTCCTCCAGAGACTATTTCTTCCTGATATCCAGATAGAAGTTCAGATGAAATACAATCTCTCTTCGGAAGAGAGACACCATCTTACCAAACTTAATCTGAAAAGTTTTTGGTGGTTCTGGTTTCTTCCTCCTGTTGCGTAGTAGCAACTCAACTCCACGATTTATGTGGGTTTCGGAATTATTTAGAGTCTTTCTTTCTTCTTCCCGGTCTTCGGTCATTACTATACCTCATAGCATCATCTAGAATATTCTGAAGATAATTCTTTATTTTTCTTGCTTGAGGTTTAGGAATGAATCCATACCCCTCTCTAAGTTGTTTATGCATGTTGTCATTGCCGCCCTCAATGTATTCACTCAAGTCCCCAACTAAGTTGCTGATTTCTAATGTTATAGTGCTTTCAATAAAGGTGTCAACTTCATGTTTTTTAATTTTATTATCTTTCAAATATTCGTAGAATTTTAGATTCATATTACCCTCAAAAGCATTATCGATAGCATGTTCAATGAGATCATAAATGTCGATGAGGTTTTGTTCCATTAGACTAACTTTTGCTCCCGTAGATACTTAACAGTTTCCATACACCCACCGATTAGAGTATCATCTTTGACTACTCTTGGGAAGGTTGTACCTTTTCCAAACTTAGCATAGAACTCTTCACGGGTGAAATCCCTGTTAAGTTTATATATCACATGCTTTATTTCAGCAAGTTGTAACACTTGCTGCACTTTATCGCAATAAGGGCAACCATCTCTCGAAAATACTGTAAATGTCATTGTTGTACCTGCTTCCAATCTTTGTCAAAAATTTCTAAACCTTGGTCTGTAAGGATGTGATCATACATTTGATCAAACACTTTTGGTGGCATCGTGCAGATCTCAGCTCCATTATACCAAGAACGAATAGCACGTTGAACACTACGGATTGATGCAGAAAGAACCTGAGTTCTCATACCATGAATACGATAGAGTTCTGAGATGGACCGTACAACCTCCAGACCTGCCACTGACTGGTCGTCTAAGCGTCCTACAAAGGGAGAAACATATGTTGCCCCTGCCTTCGCTGCTAGGACTGCCTGAGCAGCACAGAAGATAAGTGTCACATTAGTGCGAATCTTCTCCTTTGTCAACTCCTTACATACCATCAAACCATCTCTAGTCATAGGCAGTTTGATTGTAGCAACACTACCAAACATATCTACGAGTCGAAGACCTTCATCCAACATGACCTGTGCATCACCAACAACTTCCATGCTGATATCTTGTACACCCATGTCTTTGATCTCTTGGTAGACATCTTCAGGATTACGACCACTCTTTCTAATCAGAGTAGGGTTGGTTGTCACACCATCGACTAATCCGGTTGAAAAATATTTGGAGATTGTATCAGTGTCTGCTGTATCTAGAAAAATTTTCATAGTCTTTTATTATTGATAATAAAAAAGAGGGTGTTAACCCTTATATCATACCAAGTTTTTTATTTGTTGTAAAGGTCTTGGTTTCATTTAGACATCATCTATTTCAGTTAACTTCTCCGATAATCCAAGAATTCATACCAAATCCTAAAATATACTCCTGCACATAGTGTACCACTTCTGGAGGAACAATCAAACAAAAACCAATACCAAGATTGAAAACATTTCTCATCTCTTCTTCAGTAATATCACCTGCCACCTGAATCTTATTGAAGAGTTCTGGTCTTTCCCAGGCATCATAATTAACATCAACAGTTAATCCCTCTGGAAGACATCGTGGAAGATTCTCAGGTATACCACCACCAGTAATATGTGCCATACCAAGGATAGGATACTCATCCAAAAGAGATTGAACTAAAGGGGCATAGATTCTGGTTGGATCTAATAGTTCAGGCATCTCTTTATAGAGAATTTTATTTCTCCATAACATGTCATTGATGAGAGTATATCCATTGCTATGAAGACCATTACTCTCAATACCAACCACATAATCACCAGGTCTGATATTGCTTCCATCAACAATATCATTTTTCTCGACAATACCCGTACAAAATCCTGCTAGATCATAATCAGTTGCTCTGAAGTGCTCTGCAGTTTCACCACCTAAAAGTTGCATTTCAGAAATGTTACAACCTTTGATAATACCATCTACAATCTGTGTGACATTACTATCAAGTGTTTTAGTAGAAATATAATCAAGAAAATATAGTGGTTTTGCTCCACTACAGATTACATCATTAACACACATTGCAACTAAATCTTGGCCAATAGTGGAGTAATCAGAGGCAATTCTACAAATATTGATTTTAGTTCCCACACCATCAGCACCAGATACTAATACAGGTTTCTCATATCCTGATGGAATTTCCATCGTTCCATTAAACCCACCAATGTTAGGGGCCATAATTTTCAGATGTTCTACAAATGCTCTACCCTTTTCAATATCAACTCCTGCAGTTTTGTAGTCCATTAGTGAATTTCTCCTTTCGTAATTTGTTCACTTGGTGAGACATAATAACTCATTGGACTGCAAGTGGTTGTAGTCGGTCAAGTATCTCACGATATGCAGGAACAATATCACCTTCATCCTTTCGAAATAAATCCTTATCAAATCTTTCACCACCACCAATCTTCCATAGTCTCATGCTATCAGGACTAATCTCATCGGCAAGATACAAATCACCATGAGCATCATAACCATACTCAATCTTGAAGTCAACCAGATCAATACCCAAGATGTAGAACATCTGCCGGAGATAATCATTGATACGTAAAGTCATATCAATAAAAGGTTGAGGATCATATCCCATCAGACGCACACGGTCTGGTGTGAGTAAAGGGTCATGCTTATTATCGTCTTTCAAAAAGAACTCTACAATCGGTTGCGGTAGTGGAGTACCTTCTACTAAAGTTGTCTCACGAACAATAGATCCAGCAGCACGGTTCCTACAAATAACTTCTAGAGGAACAATACTAACCTTCTTACAAATCATCTTGTTAGCACCAACCATGTCAATATAATGAGTTGGAATATTTTCCTTGGCAAGTTTCTCAAAAATGATAGATGAGATACTACAGCAGAGAGATCCTTTTCCTAAAGGATGATCTTCCTTTTCACCATTACCTGCTGTTACCTTATCATGATATTCAATAATTACACGATCAGTATCATCTCCCTGATAAACAGTTTTAACTTTACCTTTAATAATTACTTCCATAAAAAAAAGGGTTATGCAACCCTCATATCATACCAAGTTTTTTATTTGTTGTAAAGGTCTAAAGTTATTCACTAACCTTTACTTCCGTTTCTGGAATTGTTGCTGAACTAAGAATACTATTCAAAATCAAATAGTCCAAAGAAAGTTTTCCTGGTCCACATAACATGATAGCAGCTGCTCCACCCCAGTAAAGTCCCAACAATTCTAATAAGTAGATATTGAATCCATTAAATACAACAGCATGATATATTGCAAATGATGCCGTCATAACAATTGAGAACGCTCCTAGGCGAGTCAGAAATCCAGTTATTAATAACCAACTTCCAAAAATTTCCGATAGTGCCGCACAGTAAGAAAAGAATATTGGAAAAGGAAGATGCAGAGGTCTAACAAAGGCATCTGCAAAATTTTCAATACTATCTAATTTTTCATAACCATGATGTATTAAAAATATTCCGACACATAATCGGAGTATTAACATACCCAAATGTTTCATACTGTTTCTCTCGCGGAAGTGTTAATTGTTTCCAGAGTATTACTCAGTTGTGCTACATCGCTGAGACCATGAACATCAAACCAAGGAGCGGTTTCCCAATTAAAACCAACTCCCATCGTGCTGTCTGGAGCAACAATATACCAATGACATGCTGGATCAGGTACATCAACTGCACACTTAGACCAATCATCACTCCATTGTGGTACTTGTACCCACATGAGTGCAGCAAAAATAAAACTGAAAAGTGACTTAATCATAGTGCATTTCCTCTTGGTAAGACTTCTTCAGGGAAGACAAAGTTTTCATGTGGCTGATCGACAGGCGCAAGCCAAGCACGGAGTCCTTCGTTGAGGAGAATGTTCTTTGTGTAGAAGGTCTCAAACTCTGGATCTTCTGCGGCACGAATCTCTTGTGAGACAAAATCATACGCACGTAAATTAAGAGCAAGACCAATGATGCCGATACTGCTAGTCCAAAGACCCATAACTGGGACAAATAACATAAAGAAATGCAGCCAACGCTTGTTACTAAAAGCAATACCGAAAATTTGTGACCAGAAACGATTTGCCGTAACCATCGAATAGGTCTCTTCTTCTTGTGTGCTATCGAATGCTTTGAAGGTATTGGCCTGATCACCGTCTTCATATAATGTATTTTCAACTGTAACACCATGTATGGCAGAAAGCAAGGCCCCTCCCAAAATACCTGCCACTCCCATCATATGGAAGGGATTGAGCGTCCAGTTATGAAAACCTTGGAGGAAGAGTAGGAAGCGGAATATCGCAGCAACACCAAACGACGGCGCAAAGAACCAGGAGGATTGTCCGAGTGGATAAATGAGGAACACACTGACAAAAACAGCAATAGGCCCAGAGAACGCGATAGCATTATACGGACGAATACCTACTAAACGACTAATTTCAAACTGTCGAAGCATAAAACCGATAAGAGCGAAGGCTCCGTGGAGCGCCACAAAAGCCCAGAGTCCCCCAAGCTGGACCCAGCGGACGAAATCTCCCTGAGACTCAGGACCCCAAAGTAAAAGAAGAGAATGACCCATAGCATCAGCAGGCGTTGAGACAGCCGCTGTAAGAAAATTAGCACCCTCAAGGTAACTACTTGCGAGACCGTGGGTGTACCAGCTCGTAGCAAAGGTAGTGCCAGTAAGCCAGCCACCAATTGCAAGATAAGCAGTGGGAAAAAGAAGTAGTCCAGACCAGCCCACAAAGACAAAACGGTCGCGTTTAAGCCAGTCATCAAGGATGTCAAACCATTCCCTCCGTGGTTGTTGTAGTGTTGAAGCTACCATAACTATTTAAAACCTCCATTTGATTTTTTCTTTTTTTGTTTCCTATCCAAGACATTGACCTTTGCGTCTTTCCAGTTGCGGATGGACTGAAACCAATATGCTCTGAGTTGATCGTAGTCATCAAAGATAATTGATTGACCGTTGCATTCTAACTGGTATTGATGTCTATCGTAGGGTTCGTCAGAGGTTTGTGCAAACCATTCAGGCAATTCTTTTGGCCCTGCAGATAAGACTCTTTCCTCTGGATCTAGTTTACCAATCATGACAATAAGTAAGATTACTTAACATTTGAGAAGAAAAAGAAAGGGGACCGAAGTCCCCTTCTCTAACTATTCAGTTTGTATCAACCGATGCTAGGTGCGGTGAGTGCCACAGGAGTGGACTCAGCAGTAGCAAGGTCAAGTGGGAAGTTGTGAGCATTGCGCTCGTGCATAACTTCCATACCCAGACCAGCACGGTTGAGTACGTCTGCCCAGGTGTTGAGCACACGACCCTGACCATCGATGATGGACTGGTTGAAGTTGAAACCGTTCAGGTTGAATGCCATCGTGGAAACACCAAGTGCGGTGAACCAGATGCCAACAACAGGCCATGCAGCAAGGAAGAAGTGCAAGGAACGGGAGTTGTTGAACGATGCATATTGGAAGATCAGACGACCAAAGTATCCATGAGCAGCAACGATGTTATAGGTCTCTTCTTCTTGACCGAACTTGTAACCATAGTTCTGGGACTCAGTTTCAGTGGTTTCACGAACCAGTGAAGAGGTAACCAGTGAACCGTGCATTGCGGAGAACAGTGAACCACCGAAGACACCTGCGACTCCCAGCATGTGGAAGGGGTGCATCAGGATGTTGTGCTCTGCTTGGAACACCAGCATGTAGTTGAAAGTACCAGAGATGCCAAGAGGCATTGCGTCAGAGAACGAACCTTGACCGAAAGGATAGACGAGGAACACTGCACTCGCAGCAGCAACTGGAGCAGAGTATGCAACGCAGATCCAGGGACGCATACCCAAACGGTATGAAAGTTCCCATTCACGACCCATATAGGCATAGATGCCGATGAGGAAGTGGAAAACTACGAGTTGGAAAGGACCACCATTGTACAGCCACTCGTCAAGCGATGCAGCTTCCCAAATGGGATAGAAGTGAAGTCCAATTGCGTTGGAAGAGGGAACAACTGCACCAGAGATGATGTTGTTACCATACATGAGTGAACCAGCAACGGGTTCACGGATGCCATCGATGTCCACAGGGGGAGCAGCGATGAAGGCGACGATGAAGCAGATAGTTGCTGCCAACAGAGTTGGAATCATCAGAACGCCGAACCAACCGACATAGAGGCGGTTATTGGTAGAAGTTACCCACTCGCAGAAATTATCCCACGAAGAGGTTTGTTGTCTTGAAAGAGTTGAAGCCATTGTTGAAAAAGGGTTATGTATAAGTGCGGGGAACACTAGGTAAAATATTCCAACTCTACCCTCCAGAGTTGGTATGAGAGACGTGTTTTATACACCCTATAGGTCTCGGTTTACGGGGTGTTCACAACGAATTAAGAAATGTTAAGTTCTTGCGTCGTTGATGTATTTATATTACTACGGTTTCCACGACCTGTCAACACTTTATATGGTGTGCCACTTTTTAAAGTGCATATACAATGTATCATAGCAAACCAAGTTTATATTTAGAAAAAAACCTATCTCTAAATAAATAAACACCCCACCGAGTGATTAGTAATGAGAAGACTCCTTCCATTAATAATGATTTTGATGGCAGCCCCCGCAGCAAATGCAGGAGGGCTGGTTCATAAAATGAGCTCAAGTGTCCAACTTACTGTAGATAGTGCAAGAACCACTGCAACTAGACTGGGTTCTCAATACAGTGTATCTGGATCTAACGTAAATACTACGGACGGAACCACTGCAGGAACCGTTTCTGCAGGAACCATTACCAGTGGCGTCATGGCTCCTGGTACAATCGCCGCAACTCAAGCAACTGCCGGAGAAGCATTCTCCTTTAGTTATTCTTACCTTCAAGGTGATGCAGTTAGCACTTCTGCTCCTACTGTAGGAACTGTTGGTAATTTCTCTAGTCAGACTTCTTATACTGCTGGTGTAGCAGGAGACCTGGCAGGTACTATCGCGACTGACGGTGGTATTGCAATCACGGCTGGTGGAGCTGGATCTACTGCCGTTGGCCAATTCGTGAGCGAAATAACTGTTATTGATTAATGAATAAAATACAAGAAGCAATCGGTCTCGGATTGGTTCTTGGTGTTATTCACGGACTGTTTCAATCAGCAGGAGCAGTCCCGGTGGTCCCGAACTTCACACAGGGTTCGATGACCAGCCACACAGAAACGACATCGAAACAAACTGAGACGATTAACTCCATAGACTATGCAACAGGATGGCAATATTCAGTTTCGGGAACAAATGTATCCAACAACGGAGCATCACTACTTCCCCCAACAGTAACGAACAGTGTGAACGTGACTCCACTAGGAGGAATCGAAGGACAAGTAACAAGTTCAGCAACTGGACTAGACTTCTCCAACTCCAACTTCGCCATAACAAATCCAGGAGAA